TGGTGTTAGTCATATGGAGCATCATTGCACCTCCACCTAATTGAAATAATAATTTTATTTCAGGCGCCATTTTAGCCTTCGATTTATATTTTTCATGTAATTCTCCAAATATTTCATCATATTCATCTATACCTTCATTAACTTGTTCTGCCCATCCATCGAGTTTTAGATCAAATGGATCAAATTTGTTATTGAGAAATTCTAGTCCTGTTATACAAGCCATCAACATTTTTCCTTGAAACTTAACACTATTGCTTCTCTGTTTTTCTGCCATAATGTTTTCATACTCTCCTTGCATTTCAGCCAATGGAGAATCCATTGTATATTTTTTAGTTAACTGCACACCTTTATTTTCTAAGTCTTCAAGTTTTCTTAAATATTTAAATTTTTGCCTAAGTAGCTCTTCTTTACTTGTTTCTGATGTTTTTTTTATTGAAGGTTCTTGCAAAGGTATGTCATTAAATTTACCATAACCATCCCATGTAGTTTTATCATTATCATTTGTATTCATAGAGCTGCCTAAATTAATTTTATCATCATTACTGTTAATATTAAAGGATACATTTTGTGTTGGTATTTCGTTTTCTACTCCAAAATTTGGGTTTTCAAATATACTATTTTTTGATATTTTAGGATTATCATTAACTGTTTCAGCTAAATTATTTAGTTCATTTTCAAGATTTTCTAAATCATCTATTTTAATATCTGAATTAGACTGTGATTTATTCATTTTTTTATCATTCATTAATAATTCCGCTCCCGAACCAAGGTTGCTGCTAGGTAATTCATCTAAATTAATATTAATACTAGATGGTTCATTTAATCCAATATTTATAACTTCTGCATCTGTCATTATGAATTATTAATAACATATAATTTTAAGTTATACGCATTAATTTAATATAAAATAAAGCTTGTAATAATGTATCAGCTAAATCATCTTTTTTTTTACTTTTAATGAAATGTTCTAACCAATTGTTATTAATTAGCTTATCCTTAACTATGGCAATACTCAATTTTTTTCTATCATTATAAGTGATTTTTTTTTCTGAATATTCTTTAAGTTTATTAATCGCTGATATATACTCTATTTTAACAACATTATTATCAATAAAATATTGTGTTATCATTCCTTGTATTGTTTTCATTCTTGATGCAAGAGGACTTAATTGATTTTCTATTATAACAATATCTATTTTATATTTTTCAAAAATATAATCATAGTTCTCTTTTAATTTTAAACCGATATTAGGTAAAGATATATCTGAAACCTTAATTTGTCTAATTTCTTTAAATTCCGTTAAAGTTTTTGAATGTTTTTGACAAAAATTTGAATTGTTAGAACTAACTTTTGCAATATTATTACAATTTTCATTATTACAGTAAATCATAAAATCTTTACTTAAATCTATGCTATCCCATGCAATTATATTATAACTGTTGTCAATAACGTCAATCAAACAGTGAGCCAGATTTTTAATACCAACATCAATAGACAAAATATACATATATATATTTTGTCTATATAGATTTAGCTTTAATTAAACATATTTAATGTTTTTTCAGATATAAATGGCGTATTAGCTTCGCTATTTAATTTGTCTCTTGATAAATAAATATTTTTAAGATCACTATTGACATAACCATATGGTTGTGATGTATCTTTATTAGAAGTGTACATATAAGGACTGTTATTATCATTTTTTGAATATATAGCTAAATAATTACAACAATTTCTATAAGCGTTATTTCTGTTATCGTTGATAATACTTTCTGAATTTTTAATTAAATAATTTCTATAATCTAAATTACTTTGAATACGATTATTTTTTTTTATATTTTCATTCATAGCTGACGATGTTTTCCATACAGTTGTGATTCTGCTATCAGACATTAACGGTGGAAAATTGTTGTGTATATTATTAGAACCGGAATAGCAAGTTCCCCAACTCATATATTTATCTATGAGAAAACAAATTATTAATTATTGTTTAAATATGCTAATAATTCATCTTTTGTTTTTCTAGAAACTTGACCACCTTTTTCACTAACTATTTTTTTTAATTCTTTTACAGTCATAGACGCATATTCTTCATTATTATCTTCTTCTTTATCTTCTTCTTTATCTTCTTCTTTATCTTCTTCTGTTTTTATATTAGTAAATACACCAGCCTCCAAGTTAGTGGTACTAAACTGTTCTGCATGTTTTATCGCTTCCATATTATCATCATGTGTATCATATGTTTTAAAATTCATACCTAAAATATTTGCTTGTGGATCGTCATTTTCTCTTAATAATTCTAATTCGTCTAATTTAATAGCGTTGTTTGATAATAGATCTATATTTTTATCATCGTCATCATCTTCATCATCTTCGTCATCATCATCTTCGTCATCTTCATCATCTTCGTCATCTTCGTCATCGGAAACAAGTGTTTTTTCAAAGGTGTTTTTGTTAATATTATTATTTTTATCATTTAAAACTCCTACAATTGATTCAACAACATTTGATAATGAAGATATTTTTTTATCCATTTCTGCCAATTTTGTTTTAACAATATAAACGATAGCTGAAAATATTATTAATATTATTCCTAAATTAAATAAGGACGAACTAATATTAGATATCATTAAAAATTTAAAACAAAATTAATAAATTATTTAACCGCAACTATCAAAGTTGTTTGCTTTCAAAATCATTTTATCTGGATAATTTAATTGTTTTAATACTTCTAAACCACCCTTAATTTTAGAGATTCCCTTGTCTATTTTGTATTTATATAACAATTTACTGTCTTTTATTTCTGTTTTCATATGTAAATTTATTATATTATCGCTTTTGTCAAGACGTTCACATACAGATATAAAATGAGTTGTTAAAACAAAGTTAATATTTTTATTTTTACTTAAATATTCAATAAATGCATATGCACTTGCGGACGCCTCATCAGGATTTGTTCCAGAATATAATTCATCAAATAAGCAGAAATGTTTTTCATTTGGATTGTCTTTAACACAATCCATTATAGATTTACAACGTCTTGCTTCGGCTTGAAATAAACTATCTCTCGAAGACGTATCTGGAATATTAAGATAACAATGTAAAAATCTATTTGGAACTATTTCAGCTTTTTTATAGAAACCAACAGCTAATTGTTGAGAGAATATAATATTTAACATAATAGTTTTAATAAAGGTAGTTTTTCCTGCTGCATTTGGACCAGTTATTATATAATTATTATTAACAGTTATATTATTTTTAACGACCTTTGAATTATTTTGTAAAGAAGGGTAGTATATATTCTTAAATTTAGACTCTTTGTTATTATATGTGCAATAATTTATTTTTTTCTTATTTATTAATTTTTTTATTTCACTAATGTTTTCAATGTATCCATGAAAACCAAAAGAAAAATTTAAAGACGCGTTTAATTCATCATCATATTTAAATCTATGAAAATTTTGTAGTATATAACCTAATTGGTTAAAATTTTTATGAATGTTAGATTTACCTTTTAAAGGAGTAATATAATTAATATCGTCAAGGTATATTGTAAGAATATCAATATTTTTTCTTATATCATTGTTAAATTTATAATATTTGTTTAATTGTTTCGAGTAATTTAAGTAATTTTTCATCGAAGAAATTGAATTAGAGATATAATTTTTAGTTTCTTCAATTATTTGATGTATATATTTTTGATTTTTATAAAATCTTAAACAGACCATAGTATTACTGTACATTTGAAAAAAATAAAAACAAATAGAAGTAATCAAATAAAACTTTTTATCAAGCCCTACATTGTTGAAGTTTTTAAAAAAAGAACCAATAGGATGCTTACCAAATAATTTTTTAATTTCTTCTTTATATAATGATAAAGTGACCGGTATTCTTCTTAATTTTAAAATAACAAATGGTATCAATAACATTATAATAGGTGATAATAATGCAAGTATAGGTGAAGTTATATTGTATACACTTAAATAAAATAAAAACCGATGATTCCTATTAAAAGATTGAAAATATTTACCGTCTATATAATGATATTTAGTTAAAAAATCATTGTTGTCTTGTGTTTCTAGCCAGTATTTATAAAAAGTACCAGAATCATATATATTTTCTAATTTAATATTTGTATATAATTTTTTAGAATCTTCAAGAAAATTAACATCATCTGTATAATATTTTGACCATAATTTAACTGTATCATTGCTAAAATCTGTTTTGGGTGCAAATAAATCATTATAAAGTGGTTTTGTTGTATCATCATGTGTTTCAATCAATTCAAGATCTTTAATGATATCGTGGGATAATTTATACTTTTTATCAATATATTCAATAGGCAATTTAAAATGTTCATTTAATTTTGTATTATACATTAATAAAAATTATTATTATAAAATGTATAATTTTACGGAATTATATTTTAAATGCAGATGGTAGTTCTTTTATTTCAGTTGAGTAATATTCTTCTATTTGTCTAATTTTTTGTATATCATATTTTGTTATAAAGTTAATACCTACACCCTTTCTTCCCCATCTACCTGATCTACCAATTCTATGAAGATAAGTTCTAGGACATTTAGGTACATCAAAATTTATAACTGTGCTTACTTGTTGAACATCTATACCTCTTGCTGTAACATTAGATGATATCATTACTCTAAATTTACCTTTAATAAATTCATTATACGAATTAAGTCTTTCTTCTCTATCCATACCACTATGAATACAACAAACAGGGAAATTATCTTCAATCATGGCATTATATAGTTCATTAACTCTTTTAATACTATTACAATAAATTATACATTGAGAAACAGATATAGATTCATATAAATCTTTTAATGCTATAAATTTAGAAGTATCATCTTCTAATGCTATATAATATTGACAAATTCCTTCAAGTGTTAACATTTCTGCTTTCACTAATATTTTAATAGGATTTCTCATAAATTTACTAGTTAGTGTTTCTATTTCAGGAGGCATTGTAGCACTGAATAAAGCTATTTGTATGTTTGCATTCATATACTGAAATATTTCGTATACTTGTTCTTTAAAACCAATAGATAACATCTCATCAGCCTCGTCCAAAATCATTAATTTAATGGTTTTATAACTAATATGTTTTCTTTTGATCATATCAAAAACTCTACCACTACAACCTACTATAATATGCGGTAACCTCATATTACCACTATCTTTATTAACAGTTGTACCACCTATCAATAATTCAGTTCTAATATTCATTTTATTAGAAATATTTGTAATAACATTATAGCTTTGTTTTGCTAATTCACGAGTAGGAGATAATAAGAGAATTTGAGTATCGTTTATTGAAGGATCTACTAATTGAAGAGCACCAATAGAAAACGCACCTGTTTTTCCAGTTCCTGATTGTGCTTGCGCTATAATATCGTGTCCTTTAATAACAGATATTATAGATTTTTGCTGGATAGGACTAGGTTGTGAAAATCCATATGAATAAATTCCTCTTA